CTCTTCGGCTGTTCGGGTTCCACTCTTAGTGTATAAGAGCCTAAACCGTTTCAATAGGGTGATTTCTCACTCTATTGTTAGTATTTGCCTTACTAATCCTTTTCAGGGTTACTTAGCAGGTTCTTAATACTGATGAGTTGTGAGTAGCAGGTCTTTTGAGAAAGACCTACTCCAAGTCAAGATGATGTCTTCTGTCCCTTTTCTTAAAGAAAAGGAACCGCAGGCCTCTATTTGACTCATTGTTTTCTGTTTGCATGGTTCTATAACTTAATAGTTATAGCACATTATCCCAGGAGGGTTCCGTTCTATCTTATCTTATGTGATAAAGAGAACCCTCTTTAGTATCTATACAATAGGCAGTACCGTTAGGTCAAGAACACCGTGAGGTGTTCAGGAGCTTCTGTGAAATTCAGAACGCTGCTGACGATCGTAGAGCTAAGGAGATGTATCCTAAATGACTATATTTTAGAATATTCCCTAGTAAGATAATGTGTGAACCACCTTAATGTTTAAAATATATTTATGAAACTTTTTTGAAATAATTTCATTAATTTTCATTCTATATTTAACAGTAAGACCGTTTATTATGGTACATCGAGAAAACTCGTTATCGCCTTTTGAATAATCTTATGACCCATTCACAGAAGTTCTTCACTTTCTGTTATTATGGATCAGGAGAATATTTTGTTTTTAGCCCCTTTAAAGTTTTTTTGCTTTAAGGGTTGGCGAAAGAACGAATACGAAAATGATAATTACCTAAGTTGGAACTCTCATAGTAACTTCGGTACTTTAAGGTACCCAGTGAATATGCATACTAGAGATATTAGTATCTTTATAGTATGGTCCCTTCTTGGTTGATTATCACTCCCTGTTATATATATTTTGAAAGGTATCTTTTTGTCCTCTAATTTAGTTTTGAGTTTGTCTCTAACTAAATCAGGAGATGTTAAGATATCAAAATATTGAGTTGGTCCAAAAGATCCCAATCGAACAGTCTTTGAGACTGATAGAGTGATATCACTTATGGACCCTAGAGGGTTCATGTCCTTCTTTAAAAAGTTTAGCTGAAGAATTATTTCTTTAGCCCTTCTTAAAAAAGGTACGACACTATCTATGAATATTCGTCTATTTCATAATTTCGCTCAGTATCTGATCAAAATGACTAAAAATCATGGTGAATCATATACTGTGAAGTATTTAAAGGCATGCCAATTAGCTATACAAAAATATATAGCTGGGCA